GGATCGTCTTTTAGGATTGCATAAGTTGGATTCGACCAGAAACCCAAAAATATGAATCGCATATGGCGATCGACTTTCGCCTGCATGCAATGGTTATACCACCAGTTGAATCCGTTCGCGATCGACTCGAAAACGTAAAGTCGATTCGGATTTAGCCGCGCCAGCGAGGCCTTCAATGACTCGACGCCGGCCAGCGATTTCCATTGCCCGCACTCGGTGGCGTGAACCATCGACAACGCGCGCGAGGCGCCGAGATCGGGATTAGAGCCAGCGGCAAGTAGATCGATGACGCTGCGATTCGCGAACGCCATGCCGGTGCGATTATTTTGAATCAAGCGGTGCTCAGCGGACCGCCACTCGGGAGGAAGGGTTTCGAGCAGCGAGGCAAAAATCCGGCGCAGTCGTTCCAGGTTATCGGTACGATCGGCGATGATGGCGCCTTGCACGCCGGGATTCGCGAGTGCCCAAAATAGCTCAATGACAGAGCAGACGGATGTCGCCGCGACCTGCCGACATTTCAAGATCGCAAATTCGTGGACGCCCTCGCTAAGACCTTTGGCGATGGTGTCGACGACCATGCGCTGCGACATCCACGGCTCAACCCGGCACCGCCCCTCTTCCTTGGTGTCGAATTCAACGCTGGTCAGTAGATCGTAGATGCCCTGACGAATGCTCGGAATGATCGTCTCCTGGCTCTATCAACCGCCCGCTCGTAAGGTCGAGGTAATACGGCCTTCTAGCAAATCGGTTGCCGTCGCGTAAGTGCCAGCGGCCGGCCCGGAACACCAGCACGTCGACCGGCGAGGGGAGGGGCGGCTCCTGCTTGTCCTGATCAGTCATCGCTTTCCTCCGATCATACGATCGATCGCAACACCGATGCCGATTAGCGCAAACGCAATCATTAGCTCAATCAGCATTTCATCTTACCGTTTTGCTGTCAGGATACAGCACATTGCCGGTGACCGGGTCATAGGGCTCGCCCGTCCGCGGCATGTGTTGCGGGAAGTTGTTGCGGTCCTGCTCGGAACGCATCATGCCATAGTCCTGCAGCGACAGGGCCAGCGCGGCGACGTCGGCGGGGGTCATCCTGTCGAAGCGGCGCGGGCTGTGCATGGGCTCGCTGTATGCCGCGGTAGCGAACAGCGCGACTGCGGTGATGAGAGCGATTTTGTTGATCATTCTAGTACTCCTTTTGTTCCTTGCCTTATTTTTGCCTTATTTTTTTTCAACCATTTTTTTAAAATTTTGGAGCCTTTGAGCCATGGCCGGTTATAGCCCGTCTCGCCATTGGATTGGTACACCTACCTATGCATGCTGGGCGCAGATGCTTAGTCGATGCACTAATCCCAAAGCCACCGGATATAAAAACTATGGTGGTCGCGGCATTACCGTTTGGACTCAATGGTGGTCCTTTGAAAATTTTCTAAAGGACATGGGGCCTAAGCCGCCTGGCATGTCCCTTGATCGCATCAACAATGACGGCAATTACGAACTAGAGAATTGCCGTTGGACCACTTGGAAACAGCAAGCAAACAACCGTCGAAATAATCTTCGACTAAGGTCATCATCCTAGGCCTTTTTGGCCCTGGCCTTGTCGCCCGTTGCGATCCGCATCGCCTGGACGCGGTCGTATGCCAAGGCCTCCTCCGCAGTCTGGGTTATGATCTCAGGCATCTTGTCGTCCTCGCCATAGATCGAGAGGCATGCATCGCCGAACCTGATCTCCACGCATCCCAGCTCCGGATACTTCACGATCCTGACCGCGCCAAGTCCATAAACGGTGATGTTAGTAACGCGGTAGGACATGTGGGCTGTTCCTCTGCTGCGGACTCTGGTTCTAGTGCTGCCGCCGGCGGCTCCGACTCTGCCGGCGGCACCGCCTCGCCGATCAGCCATTGCATGATCATATCGATCTTGCGCCGGTAATCGGGAAGGCTGATGTCGCCGGCACATAGCCGCGCCTCAAGATTTTCGATGTAGCGGACGGCGTGGGCGTGCGCGTAATCGGTCATTGGATCGTCGGACCTCGCCACTCTTCTGCGGACACTTTGCCTTGCTTGATCATCTCGTCGACCACGAGCGGGATTAGCCTGTTGACAAGTTCGACCAGCATGTCCTTGGCGCTGCCGCGCCACTCCGGCGCATGACTTGCGACAAACCTCGCGGCGAGTTCTCCCAGCACCGCGCCGACGACTGGCGGAGTTGCCCCCGCCAGCATGGGCGCGATGCGAGCCACGATCTCGCTGGCCTCTCGCGCATCAGCCTTGTCTTCTGCGATGATCATTCGCCCGACTCCTCTTTCACTTTATCGATGGCATCGATCAGAGAATCTGGACAGCTCTCTGGCACCTCGACCTCGATACCGTCCGGGTGACCGGCCTCGATATAGTTCGCCAGTTCGATCAAATGGCGCGCGAGGATGCCGGCCTCGTCGGGCGACAGTTCGATGTACTGCGCGGGGTGCCCCATCGTCTCATCGATGCGAATGAAGATGAAGCAACCCTCATTGGTAGGATCGCGATCGATCTTTAGATTGATAGGCGGGCGCCAGGAGTCGGCGCCTCTGCCGTACTTATCGCCGCTTAGACGCATTTCGCGGCGCTGATGTTCATCCAGCATTTCCTGCTGCTCTTCGATCTTCTCAAGCATTGTCCTTGCTCCTGTTCAAAAGCTTATGGTCCTCGACCGCCTGATGCGCCGTAGCGAGGAGCTTTATTGCGGCGTCCAGATTTACGCTCGGGAGAATATCCACAGCGCGCAAATCTCCAAGCGCCAATGTAATGCAGGCATCAAGCTTGCCAACCAAGCGGGCAAGCTGCATCCGCGCATCGAAATTTTCGTCGCGATTTTTCTCAAGCATCTTCACGATCTCCGGGGACATAGCCAAGGTTCCTTTCGTCTTCGTTTGCCGGATTCCCATTGTCTCACGAAACCGCGCGACTGTCTAGAATTATTTGCGACAGTCGCGCGAGTCGCTAAAGGCCCGTGGCTCAGAACTCCATGTCGTCAGGGCTGCCGGGCGGGATGCCGATCAGAGCGGTCTTAGCAAGGTCGCGCATCACTTCATGGGCGGGCTTCTCACCTTCGCGGGTAAAGACATCCATCGTTGCAATGGCCTGCAGCGCATCTTCCATCATCTTGAGGCGGTGAGGGCGATCCGGTGGCCCGGTCGTGCAATCGGAGTCGTCACCAAGCTCAATAAGTTCCCGCATGCGCTCGTTCGTGAAATGCATCTTGGTCATCTTTCTCTCCATTAAAGGGCGGACTCGCCCGACCAAGGCATCTTTGATATTCATTCGAGCAATCTCAAATGACGCCATGCCGCCGTATCCGTGGCCCTCAATTGAATTGAGGAACTCTAATGTTTCGCGCAGGAGGGAGGAGCGCAGCCGGTTGACTTCCTTGGCATGCTCATCGGCAAGAGCCAAGGCACGGCGCTTGGCGTCACACAGCCGCTCGATCTCGGCGGCGGCATCGCGTAGCAACTCGCAATCTGCCCATCCAATTTCATTACGCCCCATAGGCAAGCCATCTCTAGTTACAGTAGCTATCAGCAACCCATCGACTATATCCCTACTCATTTCTCTGTCTCCGGTGGTTCAGGTAGCGGCATCCTGTCTCCGCCTGTTAAAGCAGATTCCACTGCCGCGAAAAGGAAGGCGCGCGCCAGTACATTCGCTTCCTTAGCCCGCTCGTCGGCTAAAGCCAGAGCGCGGCGCTTGGCATTACGCAGGCGCTCGATCTCAACGGCGGCTTCTTCGAAATGAAGCGCATCACCCAAGCCTGTCCCGGTGCGTTCTTCTCGGGCGAATTGCGCCCGCTCGCGCAATCTCTCAACTATATCCTTAGTCATTTGCTTGTTTGCTCCAGACCAGTATCGAGCACAACGCGCATTGCCATGCACGCTACCTGCACGGCCTCTTTTCGGATGTCGGCAAGAGTCTTTCCTTTCAGATTATCGTCTGAATATACTTGAAGCACGGCCTCGTTTAGCTCGCCGACTTCTTCGGTCAATGCAGCAAGTGTTCTCCACACGTCCTGCACTGGGAATATAATTCGTGCTCTTCTAAGTTCTTTCAAGATTTCCTCGTGAAGAATGCGGGGTTCATGACCGGCTAAGTATGTACTCATCAACGCACCTCCCGCTTCATCGTTTCGATTACGCGCGAGTCGAGCTGCCGGCCGTACTTGACAACCAGCTTTGCCGCGGCGCGCGCTTACTTCTGCGTCAGTACTGCCGCATGCGCGAGCGAGTGTCCGAATGCGGCATCTAGCTTGTTGAAGCCGCAGCCGTCGAGATCGCGGGCGCCGTCACACATTGCTGCCAAGTGCCGCATGGCATCGTGGATCATGCTCACGACATTATCGGAAAGCAGCGCCGGCTCAGGCTCGATCGGCTCGCGCGCGGGCGCCTTGACTGGCTCGGGCTCGGCTACGATTGGCGCCGCCAAGTGCGCGACCTCGGGCAGCACTTCGCCCTGGTCGATCGCCGCCGAGATGACTTCCATCTTTTCCACAATCAATTCGGCCATGCGGCCGTCGAGCGAGCCGTCGAGTACGATATGCTGGACCAGGACGCTGTCAGTCTGCCCGATGCGGTGGCAACGGTCCTCGGCTTGCGCCAGCTTGCCCGGCACCCAATCCAGCTCGGCGAACACCACATGCGAGCTGGCGGTCAAGGTGTGGCCCTCCGCCATGCTCTGCATGCCGCAAACGATAACGCGCATGCGCGAGTCGCTCTGGAACGCGTCGACTGCGGCCTGGCGCTTGTCGTTGGAGTCGCGGCCGTCGGCCTGCAGCACGCCATAGTCGCTTAGCTCTACGGCAATGCCGTCGACCACGTCGTGATGGTGTGCAAAAACGACGATCTTGCTCTCGGATTCCTCCAAGCAATCTTTGACGTGCTCGATCACGCGCGGCAGCTTCGCGAGCGCAACTTCATGCCTCACGCGCGAGGTTTCGGTAAACGCCACCGCTTCGGCCTGGCGCAAATTACGCACTGCCTGTTCGTATGCGGCGCCGGCCTGATCGACCGACAGCCGCTCCACCTCGGCGCGCATTGCCGTCACGCGCGACTCGGTCTCACGCACGACGCGCGACTCCTCCGCGATCGCATCGCGTTCGCGCTGTGACTCCGGTTGCAAGGTGATGACCGCGCGGCGCTTGGCCGGCAGCTCTTTCAGCACATCGGCCTTCATGCGCCGGACCATTATGGACGCGCGCAGGCGGCCTTGCAGCTCGTCGAGATGGCTGGCGCCCTTGTAGTCGATACGGCCTTGCCAACCGCGCGAGGGGCCGCAATAGCGATTGTGGAAGTATCGCCAATTGCGTCCGAGGCCATCCGGGTCCAGCGCGTGCACCAGCGTCCACAGCTCTGTCGGGCGATTCAAGATCGGCGTTCCCGTCAGGAACACGCGGCGCCGCGCCTTGATCCCGGCCTCATCGCGCGAGCCAAGTATGGCATGCGTGCGTTGTGCTTTCGGATTCTTGATCATGTGCGCCTCGTCGACCACGAGCAGATCCCACACGCGCGAGTCGATCTGCTGGCGATACTTCGACACTTGCTCGTAATTGGTGATCACCACGTCAGCATCGCTAGGCCAGATGCCATTGGTGATTGCAACGCGCATATCGCGCGCGAGCCACAGCCTCGCCTCGCGAAGCCAGTTCAACTTAAGCGAGGCCTTGCAAATCACGAGTACGGTTTTGACGGAAGGGTCGACATTGATGACGCCAATGGCCTGCATGGTCTTGCCGAGGCCCATTTCGCAACCAAACAACGTGCCAGGCCGCGAGAGGGCATATTCTACGCCAGCCTTCTGAAACGGGAAAAAATCATAGCCGCGCCGCTTGCATTCAGCAGATAGTG